AAATGCGTGACGAGCGGCTAGCTCAAGAGAAGTGGGCGCGGGACAACGCCGTCGACATGGATGCACCGATCCCCGGCCCCCGTCGAGCAGTCGGTATGACGCGCACGACGGCCGCCGGCCCCATACACACGGAGACGCACGTCACCATCAACGCCAAGGGTTTCGACGAACACGCCCTGCATGCCCTGGTGCAGGAGACCGTGAAACGCGAGATCACTACGCAACACCAGGCCACATTCAATCAGATGAACCCCGGGCGCCCCGACCCGGCCTTCTCCTTCGGGTCGTAGCCTATGACCTCCCTATCGAACCCCCTCGATTCTCTCGGCCAGACCCAGGGTGTACCCTCGCCGTCGATGCTCGACCAAACGCAGCCCGCTCAAGGCGGTCGGGACACGACGTACCGGCCGGCGTATCTCACGTGGACGGACCCCGACTCCGGCTTACCGATGCAGTTCTATTTCGATTGCGTCAAGGAAGAGTCGCACGTTCGGGATGCGATGATCTGCGAGCACACGGTCGAACAGGGCGTCAATATCGTCGACCACGTCCGTCCGCACCCGGATGAGCTCACGATCGAAGGCATCATCACCAATCACCCGATCGGGTCGCCGGATTCCTTCATCATCGGGGCGACGATCAATATACCGCCCCCGAAGCTTCAAATCTCGGAGAGCCTCCTGCTCGACATGGCCGCCCAGGCCGTCGGGCTGGCGCCGAAGTTCCCGACATCGCTCGTCGTCAACGTTGAGCAGTTCACGGCCTTCACGGATTACGTGGCCAACGCGTACTCTACGTTGTCGACGCTCAGGGAACAGGCGGTCCTGTTGACGGCGATAACGCCGCGCGCCATGTACACGAACATGGTCTTGAAGTCGATCCGCATGACTCGGTCGACGGCCATTGGTGCAGGTGCTGCGAATTTCCGTCTTGATCTCCGAGAGATCCGAATCGTGTCATCGGCGATAGGGGCTGCCCCGTCCCCGACGATTGTGGCTTCGGCGCCCGTGGTGCATAAAGCGGCGCAGAATACGTACACAAACGCAGACGACCCGCCCAAGCAAACCGGTGCGTTGAAGGCTACCCGATAATGCAAACGATCCCCACCGACCCGGCGCTCCTCTATTGGGACCAGACGACGTCGCTCGACGGCACGGCCTACACGCTCTCATTTCGGTACAACAACCGTGAGCAGTGCTACTATCTGACAATCGCGTCAACGGATGGGCAGACGACCTACGCGGCCGGGCTGAAGCTTGTCGCGGACACATACCTCCTGGGGCCGTACACCACCCCGCCGGGAGAAATCATCGTGACCTTGCAGGGTTCGGACGACTCCCCGCCACGACCCGGCGATTGGGGCGGTCGTGCGCGGTTGAACTACGTGACCCAGGCCGACATGATCGCCTTCAATGTCGACCCGACCAGGAACCCCTATGCCTAACCTCACGGGTTCCCGGCTCTTCTGTCGCGAGGTTCACCTGACACTGGGGGTGCCCGACATCTCGACTTTGCTCGTCGACGCCGACTTCGCCACGGCTGACAACAATGGCCTGAAGGTCGACGGTCTGGACATCGATTTCTCTATCGAGAAGTCCTTGAAGGCGACCGAAGCAAACAAGTGCGAGCTCTCGGTTTTCAACATGACCGAGTCTCATCGGCAAGCTCTTGGCGGGGCAAAGGCGCTTACGGTGCGGCTTGAGGCCGGCTACCAAGGGGCGACGCAGCTTCTTTACCTCGGCAATGTGCGTTCGGCTTTCTCGGAACGTGTCGGTACCGGCATGGCCGACTTCGTGACCAAGATATCGTCCGAGGATACGAAAGCGCGCCTCACCGCAGTCGGAAAGTCCCAGAAGCTCGTGCCCGGGCAAGCGGCCGTTCAGATACCTCTCGGTCCCCGTACAACTGTTGAGGCAGCCATCCAGGCCCTTGCGGCGGCGCTCGGCAAGAACGCCAACGGGAAGGCCGTGCAAGCCAAGGTGGACACGAGCAACCTCGGGGACGTAGGGAGTTTGACCATCAACGGATCGGCTGTTCTCGGCGATGCTTGGCAGCGGTTGACCGACATCTGCCGATCCGCCGGACTCGAGTGGTCCGTGCAGGATGGTGTGGTCCAACTTCTGAACGTGGGCAAAGCGCTCTCGACGACGGATGCCGTGTATATTTCCCCGGACACGGGGCTAGTTGAATCCCCGTCCGTCGATTCCCAGGGTTACGTGCAGGCCAAGACGCTGCTCATCAAAGGTATTGCGCCGGGAGCTCTCGTGAAATTTATTGGTCCCGGAGACCCCTCGGGGTTGGCCCCTTGCTTGTTCGTCCAAGGTGGCTATCGTGTGGACAAGTGCCGATACGATGGTAGTACCTACAAGAAGGAATTCTACTGCGAGATGACGTGCAAACCCTTCTGAGCATGATAGGCTAGGCGAATGGGTATCCCGCGATCACATGCCGAGATTCTCGGTGACCACACGGATCACGTCCTAACGACGATGAAGAAGTGCATCCCCGCGACGGTGACGGCCGTCTACCCGGCCAAGATGACCGTCGACGTCCAGGTGGCTGTCACTACGCCGCATACCGACCCCGTGGGCAACGTCTATTTCGAGGACGCCGTGTCGATCTGCGACGTGCCCCTCGGCACCATGCGCGGCGGCAAGTTCTTCGTGTGGCTCCCCGTGGCCGTGGGGGATTCGGTCCTGCTCCTCATGTCGGACGTTTCGACGGACACGTGGCGCGCATCGCCGAAGACATCGACCGGGCCGCAACCGAACGACCCTTTCTTCGTCGGCAAGCACACGTTCGATTCGTGCTTCGCGATCCCTATGTTCGCCCCCGACGCGTACGTGTTCTCGGATCCGGCGGGTGACCCGCAGAAGATCATCATCGGGCAGGATGGCGGACCGGAGATCAAGATCGACACGGGCAGTATCGAGCTTCGGGGCGCGTCCCCTGCCGCGGATTATGTGGCGCTAGCATCAAAGGTAGACTCGGCCGTAGCAACCCTGACGGCCGCCATCAATACGCACACGCATGTGGTGGCGGGGGTTACGTCGGGACCTTCTTCGGCCACGGCTACGGCGACCACTAACGGCGTTAGCGGCACCATTCCATCTGCGGCGTCTACCCTGGTGCAATGCGCATGACCGAATACGCGCCCCTCGGATCCGTGACCGTCGCTTTGCGCAACGCGGTAAACGCAGGGGCGTGGGCGGAACGGAAAAGGATAATAGCGTGGATGAGCACGAGCACCGACCCGAGCGTCCTCGAATGCGCTAAAATGCTGGCGCATGGCCTCCTTCCGGATCAACCCCGCGACCGGTGATCTCGACATTTCCACGGGGAATCTCACCCTCGTGACGTCGAACGCCGAGGTTACGGCCGCGAAGTTGACGGCTTTGTTCACCCTTTGGCAGGGGGAATGGTTTCGGGACGGTCGGCTCGGCTTCCCGTACTTCACGTACGTTTACGTGAAAAACCCGCAATTGTCCGTAATCGCGTCGCTCATCCGCCAGGTGTGCCTTGATTGCCCTGGGGTCGGGTCGATTTCGTACATCAACCTCGACTTCGACACGCGCAACCGGTCGCTCGCAGCCACCGTGGCCGTGGTCACGAACGACGGGGTCTTGCTCACCGGGGGCCTCGGAAAACCCTTCATCGTCACCGCACCGAAGAACTAACCCATGCCGATTACCATGACCACCGCGGCGGGGTTCACGCCGACCACCGAAGACGACGAGGTCACGTACCTCAACGGACAATTCTCGCAGAACGTCGGCGCCGGGATCGATCTCGACCCCGACCAGCCCCTCGGCCAAATCATCGGCATCTTCGCCAAGGAATACCAGCAGGCCACCGAACTACTGGCCACGGCGTTCAACATGGTCAACCCGAACGCGGCCGAGGGGGTTCTCCTCGCTAACGTGTGTGCGATCACGGGGACGGTCCCCGAAGTCGCGACGTACGGGACGGTGCAATGCACGCTGACCTTGGCCCCCGGAACAACGGTGCCAGCAGGGTCGATCGTCTACGTCACCGGGCAACCGACGAACACCTGGACGCTGCTTTCCTCGGTGACTTACGGTGGCACGACCGGGAATTGGACGTCACCGGCCGTGACCTTCCAGAGCACCCAGGCCGGTGCCATCGCCGCGCCGCTGAATACCGTGACGGCCTTCGGGTCGCCTGTTGCGGGGTGGATATCCGTGACGAACGTGGCCGACGCCGTCGAGGGGCATCCGGCCGACACCGACACGACCCTGCGGCTCCGGCAGGCCGAAGAACTTGCCGGTTCGTCGCAGGGCAACCTCGCCTCGGTTCGCGCCGCCGTCGCCGCCGTCATCGAACCGAACTACACCGGCTTTTCGAATACGGTGTGGGTGTACGAGAACACGACCAGCGAACCGGATGCAAACGGCGTGCCAGGGCATTCGATCCACGTCGTTTATTGGGATGGGGCGACCCACCCGACCCCGTACAACAGCATCGCCCAAGCAATCTGGGACCACAAGTCGGCCGGCGTCGGCACGTTTGGAACCTTGTCGGGGACCGCGACGGATGCGCTCGGAAGCATGCACACGGTGTACTTCGACGTCGGCACGGCCGTCAACATCTACGTGAACCTGGTGACGACCCCGACGACGGTGACCTCCGGCACGACGGCGTACGCGGCTATCACGACGGCGGTGCAGAACTACGTCCAGGCGACGTGGAACTTCGGCACCCCGGCGAACATCATCCCCCTCGTATCGGCCGCACTCGACGCCCTGGGTACGGGCGTGACGGATATTCCGCAGTGGCAAATCGACACCGTGAATCCCCCCGTGGCCACGGGGAACATCACGATGCAGCCGTACCAGATCGCCGTGCTCGCGGGGTTGACGGTCAATGGTACCTAGCGTCGACAACACGAAGGTCGCGACGGCGATCGGACTGCTCACGTCTTCGTACGCGGGCAAGCCCGTAATCACGGGAATTCTCACGTCGTTGGCCAACCGTTTTCAACTCCTCGAGCAGCAGACGTGGTCGGTCATCAACGCGTACATCTTGTCGAACTACCCCATCGCAGGACAGGACTTCTCCGTGGCGCTCGACAACATCGGAGCGATCATCGGCGAGCCCCGCGGCGGGCGTAACGACGAGGCCTATGTGCCGGCCCTGTACTTGCGGATCTTGGTCAATCGCTCGGACGGCTCGACGATGTCGCTCATCGGCATCGTGCAGAAGGCGCTCGCAAACGCCGGGGTCACCCCCACGCTGTTCACGTATTGGGAACCCACCCCTGGGGAATTCGAGTTCGACATCGTGTCGCTGCCGACGGCGCTCTTGAATGCGCTCTTGGCGTTGCTGCCCTTGGCCCGCCCGGCCGGCTACTCGGGGATGATCGTGTCGTCTTCCGCACCGGTCGCAAACGTGATAACCTGGGGGTCCGTCGGTTTCGGCGGGACAAATTCTTTCGCCTCGAACAGGAGCATATAGCACATGGCCGCCGATACTTTCCCCTGGTCTTCTTCGACGAATTACTCGGCCGGCCCCAACACCGGCACGGCGACGAAGGTCGACCCCGGGTACAATCAGATGACGAACCTGGTGCCCGTGGGGGCGCAGGCCATGAACTTCCTGTTGAACGAGCGGGACGTGCACATGCAGGGGCGCGCGCTCGGGTGGCGAGAGCAGAACGACCCCGGCACCGGCACGACCCAGGTGGGAGGTGCATATTACGATCCGGCGTCCGGCATTTGGCTCCGAGGGTATTCCCCGACGTCCGGCGGCACAGTTGTCGCCAAGATCCAATGGTGCCATGGTGATGATGGGTGGCAGGATATTTGCGCGGTGTCCGGCTCGGGGGTTTTGGGCACGTTGGACAATACGATCCTGGCGATAGCCCCATGGGGTGCCGCAGGATACTGGAACGTCTTGGGCACCGACGGCACCTATGTGCATGTGTCTCTCCTGAATAACGGGACCTGCGCTTACAATGCTTTCGAGGCTCAGGGCACTCTAGCCTCGGCCGGTCTTCTTGGAACGACCCCACTATTCGCTATTGGGGGCACTGCGGCGGGTGGCTGGATCTTGTCAAACGGTACGACAACCCTAGGTACGACGGGGTCCGCCGGCACGGCGACGAAGGTGATGCTCGCGGTTTCGCCGACCATGGCCATCGCGGCGGCGAACTACGACAATCACTATCTCACGACCACGAACGGCACGACGTCGACATTGTACGCGTTCCCGTCCGGTATGAATATCGGCACGGGTACCGGGCAATCGCAGATATCGGGAC